AACTGACAGCTAGCACCTGCAGAAGGTGATACGCTGTTATTTCTTAAGGTTGTTACTGCTACTACGCAGCCGTTAGCAAAAAACCGGTAAGGGCTGTCATTGACATCCTTTCCAAGTGCTTGATCAGCTTTTACCCTAAAAGTAAAAACTGGCACAGTAGTTCCGACGGTTACATCCCCTGCGGATGCAGCGTCGAATACTTGCACAAAGATGTCATCACCGCTATTGTCCTCGACTAGGAAACCATAAAGGTTTCCTCTGCCTTGGAAAACAAGAACTGGTGAGGCATCTAGGCTTGCGCTATAACTATGATATGTGGCGCTTGAAGCGCTTGCTGTTACTGAAGGTACTCCCATTGTAGTCTCCTAAATACCCGAAAAGATACTCCCCGATACTCCCCAACCGAGGAGAGTCGCTGGCGCATCCAGGTCGTCTTGTGTAAAAACTAATTGCATCATTTGGGCTTTGCGGTGCGTTGTATACTTAAATTCATTTAACGCTTGCCCTGACCAGATTAAAGTTTGCACATTAACTGGTGGTGCCCAATTAAAAAAATCCCATGTCGTGCCAGTGCCCGGTACAAATAGTGACAGCGTATTGACTGGCGCTTGTGCTAAATCAAAAATAGCTCCGAATTGAAAGTCATAGCTTTGTGCTTGACCTTCGGCATAAATCTTAGCTGTTTTGTACAGCTTTGTAATCATTGGCTGCCCAAACATATAAGGTCTACTTACTAGGTACATGTATGGTATAGAGGGGGTGATAGAGACGGCATTTTTCTCAACCTTTAGGTCAGAGCCGCCCGTATTCATTTTATAGTATTGCCCCTCATCAGTTGCAGAGCCAAAGTAAATGTCTAAGCCGCCGCTTGCAGTGGCTTCTGTTTGAAAGAAGCAGCCTGCTTTAATGCCCGGCATGTTAGCTTCTGGACCTTTTTCATATGTAGTCCAACGAAATGTAGGATACTGCTGGTAGTCTCCTACGAGCACTATGTTAGGCTCTGGTTCAGAAGTATTCTCACAAATTGTCATGTATATGCGACGGTTCTTGGTATCATTTATAGCAGACAACTTTTCAGCCTTAGCACCACTAAAGTCTGAAGCTTTAATGATCGACTGTATCTGTGTTGCGATTGGCCGTACATTTTGGCCGTCCGTTGCGTACACGTTATCTCTACCTAAAAATATTAATTCGTCAAACACTTGACATTGAGCAAAATTTGATACTGCCCCTACGGTCTCTGATATCTCACGATAGACGTACACGACGTTATCTTCGCTGTTACCAAGATCAGGTAGACCGACTTCTTCAAGTCTACCAATTGAACGCTCTTTTAAAACTATCGGTATACCTTTAATCTGTCCACAACCTACAAGGCCATCAGCTGCCCCGTATTTACCTTCGACTGAGAATTCATGGGTAACTGGAAAACTTTCTGGAAGTGGTCCGTTTACTCCTACTTTAGAAAATCGGCCTTTGTTAACAGTCGGATGAAATACTACGATTCTGTTTCTTGCAACTACCGGAAATCTTGCTTGTGCATAATTAGGATACTCAGTCAGTTTAGTATTATCAAATGGCATCTGCTCTGGTAATAAACCATCATCTGACTCAATTCCGGCATCCCCTGATATGTAAGTAATTGGGGATGAACCCAATGCTGGTACATCACCTTTTTCTAAAAATAAAATATTACCGTTTGCAACCGTTCTCCAAACTCGAATATAAACATCTAAATGACTTAAGTTTGCATTGCCAAAACCATCATCTGGATACGGTGTTAAAGTTAAAGTTACAATATCATTAGTTGACGTTGTAACAACATCTGATAATTCAGAAGGACTGCTTTCGGCAATAATTTGCCCATCTTGTACAAATGCATATGTGTAAGCATAAATGTAATCACCAGCATTTAAAAATCCACCCGTGCCTGCAGCTGAAACAAATCCGGGCTTTGCTGCCGGAGGGTCAATGCCAGCAAGTCTCGTATATTCAACATTCTGCTCATATACAAAAGGAGCATCTGCTCCGTTAAACACAAATAAGCTGTTATTAATCTGTGCAAAAGTTGGTCTTACAGTAGCCGTTAGTACTAAGTTTGCACCGGACTTATCTTGTAAATCCGTAAAAACTCCCGATTGATCTTTTCCTAAACGGCCTATTGTATTATTATCAGTAGCAAATAGTAAAATATCTGCAATCGGTGCAGTATTTGCTTGAAACTTATACCGGTATTGTAAACCCTGTCTTATAGAAAATCCGTTTAGCTGATTAGAAACTAAGAACTGATTTACATAGCCGTTACGTTTGCTATATCCTCCAGTCGATCCTAGATTAACATTGTTAGCTACCCGAACAAATCCCGGTGCCAGCAATGTAATAGGTGATGTGGTATCAAGCCCCTTAGCATCACTGTATTCTAATTCTTCTACGTAACGGTTAGTACCCATTATCGCCCTGCTCTAATTAATCCCATGGCCTAAAGCCAGGAATATCTAATAGACTTCCAATGCCATCGTATCTAAATTCTTCCATTGACCTAATGCGATCGTCAACTTCAAGATCCGATTGAATATCTTGCAGTATCAATGTCAAAGCTTCTTGCTTTTTATTAAGCGCTCTATCATCATTTTCGCGATCTAAAGCTAATGCTTTAACGTATTCGATAAACCCCTCTTGAAATCTTATCGGTATATCTGGATACTGGTTATCAAAGTTAGAAACTACAGTATCATTAGGATCTGGTAAAACTGGTAAGATTTTACCATCTATTTTTAGTGTACCGTTTTTAGTGGTAGGCGGCCAAACGCGAATTCGATTTTGCCCTGCTACTGCCGGGTCTAGTCGTCGAATCTCATCAAGCATTACCCTCTTTAATACAAGGTTATCTGCTTCAAATCGTATTGTCTCAACTTCGTTTGCAGCCATGGTATAATTTTTTGGACCAACGGTAAAAGCTAAATCGTATTCCGATGTCCCGGTACTAATAGAAAGACTTAAATCAGTCTTTCTTAAAAAACTCCAGTCATGCATTTTATAGTATCGCATTTCTGCTAACACAATCATTTGTCGCATGTAGCGCTGGAATTCTAAATCCTCTGGCGCTTTACCAATGTAACTTACGATCATATCTTTGATTTGACCGTAATTAAATCCTGTAAAACTCATTATGCTAACCTCTTTGCAAATTCAATTTTACCAAAGAACGAGGCTTTGTCATAGTCAGATTCGCCTAGCCCTTGGCATTCAAAAACTTTTCTAATTTTATCTAGCGGTGCAATCTTTTGCTTAGCTAGCATCAGTGCTAGCGATCTCCACCCCAGTACCGCTAATTTCGTATACTCCATATTGAATATATCATATTCTGGGATAAAGTCAAGACAAATCGCAGTTACATACGTATCCATTACGCCGCTTTCTAAAGCGTCTAAATATTTGGCATGTGCCTCATGGACAGCATTTCTGTCTGCTTTTTTGACACGTGATTCCGATCGCCGTGCTTTCTTTAAATATAAAGGGGCAAATTTAAGCCCATTTTCACGCACTTGCGCGCTGTCAGTTGCAATGTATAACCTAGTGTCTAGTCGTTTTAATCTTCGCTGTAGGTTCATTAGTAGCATTTTAGGCTGCTCCCAAGGTATTAGTGTAAATGCCATAGACAGTAAAGTCGGGGGCAGGTTTCCCCACCCCCTCCCCTATTATAACGCGGAAGCTCCGTTCACAGCGATAACTCGCTTAGAACCAGCATCAAGATACTTGGATGCGAATCCATGAATCTTGTATCCGACAGTTGCAAACTGATCCAGAGGATCGTTAGCTCCAGCAGATCCGTGTCGCTTGATGAACATCTTCATTGCATCGCCGTTAAGCTCTACAACTCCGAATGCTTCTTCACCGATCACGAAGGATTGACAAACGTCAATTCCGCCAGATCCCGTTCCAACGGAGGTCAGCATTTTGTCCGAAACGAGGAATCTCATTCCGTACATTCTGCCGATTTCACCGTTCATTAACGGACGCTTGTCGGTGTACTTGTTGATATCTAACCAGCTGCCAGCTTGGGCGTCAGATAGCAAGTCGTACTCAGCTCGTGGGTGCAATACCACAACATAGTCACCAGACTCGTGAGGTCCGATGAAAGCTGCTTTTTGGCTGATCATAGCTTCGATAAGTTCTTTGTGAGTAAGAACGTCGGCAGCTAGAATATCCGCAAAGGTATTTCTGTCTGCTACGTTTTGGTTAGCACAGTTATTTGCAAGTTCAGAAACGATCAACTCTTCGATCGTCTTTGAAGCAGCAATACCGAAACGCTCAGAGAGATTCTCCAACACTGGATCAATCGCTGTATCTGACAAAAGATCAGACACTTTAGCGTATTGTCCGTATTGAACAATGTCAGCTGTGACGTTCGAGGTGCTGAAGCTGATTTCAGAAGGTGGTGTTCCTTCGGTCAGCGGGCTGGTAGAACCAGCAATTGCGCTGTATCGTAACCATTTAACCTGTTTTCCATTTCCTTTTGGAAGACGTTGTTTCTTTCCAAGAGGCATAAGGACTAGACGAGGTTCAAGGACCGACAACAGCTTCTTTTCATAATACAAGTGCAGATTAGCTGCATTTGTAGAGGTAGTTGAAGTAGCCATTATTTACTCCTAATCGTCGCTCCGCCCTAGTGCCCGTCGCATTTCATCTAAAGATAGTTGTTCGAAAGCTACGGACTTGTCACCATAAGATACGGCTGACTCGGACTGAGCACGTTGTTTTTCTGATCGCACAGAAAGACCATCTTTCTGCACACGCTCAGCAGCTTGCTTAGAATAATAATCTAGGTCAGCTCCTTTTGACATTAAGTCTAAAGCTCTTAACACTTTTGCAGAGTTAAGAAACTCAGGCTTAACAACATCTTGAAGCTCCGATGCAAGTTGCTGCATGAGTGGTTCACGTCTGGAGTAATCTGGATTTTCCTTCTTCTGTTTCCAGTAGTATTCAGCACCTTCGGCTTGAATTTGCTGCATAGTCTGTTGTTTGAATTTAGAAGATACAGATTGATTTAAGCCTTGTAAGGCAGCTTTAATAGCCTCTTTCGGATCTTCCTCAAACTTGGACTCGAATACAGATACAGGGTCCAGTTCTTCCTGCAGTTCCACCACTTTTGGAGGTCGCTGTGTAGGCATCTGCGATTGAGCTATTCGTTCCCGCTCAAGAGCACGATACTGTTCCTCTAACGACTCCCTCTCTTTTCGAGTAGAACCCAACTCTGATGCTAGCCTTCCACGATCTCTTTCGAGTTCACGGTAAGCTTGGATAATCTCCATGGGAGACTTTCCAACGAACTTCTCAGGTATTGAGTTTGACTCTTCCACTGCGTCAGATTGT